ATAAACCCTCTTCTGGTACTCCTAATCAGGTCTACTATGACCCACAGTTGGGTAATGGCGTACTGTATGTATTTAACAACCCAAATGCAGCAGGATGGACTATCCATCTACAGGTACAACAACCTATCTCAGACATCCTGACTCCTAATGCAATTCCTCAGTTTCCATCTGAATGGTTTAACACATTAAAGTTTGGACTAGCTGACCAGTTAGCCCTTGAGTATGGTGTTCCTGCACAAGTCCGTGCTGAACTAGCTCAACGTGCCGCTAAGTATGAAGAAGTAATGACTGATTGGAGCCAAGAAGAGGCTTCTACTTCCTTCTCACCTGATTTCCGTTTTAGGAACTAATTATGGCAATTAGCCGTATACCTCTTGCTCATAACATTGGTAGTCGTGATGGAACCTTAAACAAGGATTCAAAGCTAGGCAATGCGATTATTGAAGTAGAGAAAAAAGAGTCTATTGCAGCCGTTAAACGTCCAGGATTAAAGTCTTATCAATCCTTAACCGCAGGAGAAGGTCTTGGTATATTTGCCGCTGGTAGCCACTTACTTACTATTATTGGAACTAAGTTCTATGACAATGGCGTACTTAATGCTACCACTGTCGATGGTGGGGATGAATACGATTTCATCTTCTCAGTAGACCAATCTCAGGTATTTTTTAAGAATGAGAACCACGGATATGTCTATACTATTGCAACAAGCACCATTTTGGATTTATCTGGCACCATAACGACCGAAAGTGGTACGACTGTTAGTGGTAGTCCTACGGTAACATTGTTTGCAGCTAACCCTGCAATTCAGGTTGGTCAAGTGGTTACTGGCACGGGAATCCCTGCTGGTACTTATGTTCTAACCGTATTTGGAGCGTCTCTGACGTTATCACAAAATGCTGCCTCTTCTGCTACCTCTACTCTTACCTTTACTACCTCTTATCCTGGTACTACTGTATCAGGTGCTGTTTTCGTAGACGGTTACTATGTTGTTGGAACTCCCGAAGGACTGTTGTATAACAGCAACGTGGAAGACCCTACGACTTGGCAAGCCATTAACTATCTTGGCGTGGTGTCTGATGCCGACCCATTATTGTGTATTGGTAGAACTATTAATTACATCGTTACGATGGGGTCTCATCATATTGAGTTCTTCTACGATGCAGGTGTAAGCCCAGGCAGTCCATTCCTTCCTTACCAGAACTCTGTAATTCAGTTTGGTGTAGCAGCAGAAGATTCTTTAGTACAAATGGACAATACCCTTGTTTGGATGGGTACAAGCCACCAAAAGGGCTTTCAAATGATGGCTATGTCAGGCCAGACTCCTCAAATTATCTCTAATCAGTATATTGAGAGGATTATCAATAACTGTAATCCTGACTCTGCTTATGCCTTTAGTATTAAGACATCAGGGCATTCATTATACGTATTAACCCTTAGAGACTTAGGGTATACCCTAGTATATGATTTTGCTCAAAACGGCTGGACATACTGGACTTCCACTGAAAATAACGTAGAAGGTTATTTTAAGGGTCAGTTCTATACCAAGTATCAGGATATGGACTTAATCCAACATCAAACCAATGGTAAGGTCTATGAGTTTGACCCCAATACATATCAAGATGATGGCAATCCTATTACCGTATTAGCTCGTACCCCATTAATAGATGGCGGTACTAACCTACGTAAGTTCTGGAGAAGTGTCCAAGTAGTAGGAGATAAAATTGATTCTTATGCCCTATTACGATATACCTCAGATGATTATCAAACATATTCTGCGTGGCAGAACGTTAACCTAAATACCTCTAAATCCGAAGTCCATAGACTAGGACAAGGGCGTAGAAGGTCATTTGACTTACTTCACCAAGATAACGTACCATTGAGACTCGAATATTTCGAAGTAGACGTGGAATCGGGGGATACGTGATAACTTACCAAGAAGAAGCCTATTCTAAGTGTATAGATGAGCTTAAAGCCATTTATCCAGAGCATTATGAAGAATTGGCAGTAGAGAAGTCTGTACCACTTGAACCAGACTATGAAACATACCTTCTTCTTGAAAAACTTGGTAAAATCAGCTTAATAACCTGTCGTAAAGACAATGAATTAATTGGGTACATAATGTTCTTCATTAATACCCATATGCACTATAAGTCTTGTAAAGTAGCACATGAAGACATTTATTATCTAATGAAGCCTTATAGACAAGGTAGAATTGGGATAAAATTGTTCCAATACGCTGAACAAGCAATGAGAGAGAAAAAAATAGACAGGATTATCTTTGGTACTAAGGTGTATCTAGATAATTCTAAATTGTTCGAATATTTAGGGTATAGATTCTATGAGAAATTATATACCAAACTACTCTAGGATGAAACATGAGTGATTCAGTCAGCAGTTTTTTTAGTGGCGTTGGAGATGTAGCTTCCAGTGTTGGTAATGCAGTTGGAGGCGTTGCTCAAGACATTGGTAATTTGGGAGCAGGTTTTGACCAATTTGTTGGGTCTTCAATCCCAGGTGGATGGGCAGGATTAGGTGCTTTAGGTGCTGCTGCGTTTACTGGTGGTGCTTCTCTTGGACTAGATGCTGGATTAGTTGCTTCTGCTGATGCTACTGCCGCAGGATTGGGATATTCTTCTGCTGCCGAGGCTATTCAAGCTGGTGCCATTACTGCTGAAGGATTAGGACTTCCCGCTGCTACGACTGCTGCTGATTTAGCTGGTGTATCAGGTTCTGCTTCTGCAGGTTTTTCTGGATTGGGTAGTGCTACTTCTGGAGCAGGTGCAGCCTCATCTTTCACACCTGAAATGTTAGCGGCTGCTCAAGCCTCTTCTGACCCAGTTGGAATGTTGTCTTATTTGTCAGGTGCTACTCCACAAGAGATTGCTGCAGCTACTGGTTCAGGAGCACAAGCAAGCACATTATCACAGATGCTTGGATATGCTAAAACTGGTGCTGACATTGTTGGTGGCGTAGGAAAGATTGCTGGTGGAATTAAATCATTAGGTGCTGGTAAACAAGTTGGTCAATTACAAGCTGACCCTTATGCTCAGTATCGTGGACAAGCTGCTTCACAATTACAGAACCTATTAATGAACCCACAGTCTGTTACTCAGACTCCTGGATACCAATTTAACTTGTCACAAGGTATGCAAGGTTTACAGGCTCAACAAGCAGCACAAGGACGATTAGTCTCAGGTGGTGCTTTGTTACAAGGTCAACAATATGGACAGAATTTAGCTTCTCAAACATACCAACAACAACTACAGAACCTATCTACATTGTCAGGTGCTAGTCAATCTCCTGCTACTGGTGCTACTTCACAGGCTGGTTTAATTGCTGGACAACTAGGCGGTCAATTAGGTGGTTGGCAAGGTATTGCTGGTGGTGCTGGAAACGTATTAAACCCACTACAGACTTTGTACTCTCAGTATAATCAATCATCCCCTTCTGTAAGTTAAGGAACTATTATGGCAGCAGGAATTGGAACCGAATTATTTAATTTAGCTTCTAGCTTTGACCCCTACGGTGCGTATCGTGAAGGTGGTATGGCTCCTCAGAAGTATGATATTGAGCAACAAAAGCTAGACGTACAACAACAAGCCATGAAAGAAGCTCAACAAGAGTTGGGTGGAGCTAAACCTGCAGGAATGCAAGCTGGAGCACAACCTTTAGCTGGAATGGCTAAGAGTATGATGCCTCCAGGAATTTCATTACAAACACCAGATGGAGTTCCAACTTCTTCTGGATTGTTAAATCAACAATTAATGAATTCTCAGCAAGACTTTTCTGAATCTCAAAAGATGATGAAACAGGCAACTATTGCTCGTGCAATGGGAGATGACAAGACTTATGGTGATTTAGCAAATAAAGCAAAACTTCTTCAAACGACTGCAACTCAAAACATGGCTAATGCCAAGAAAGAGTATCAGAAGTCTATTGATGATGGTCTTGAATCTGCATACTTGGCAAATAGTCAAACAGATTATGACCAAAGAATGAAAGATGCTTTAGAACGTACTGGCATTCCAATGCCAAAAGGACTTCCTGAAAAATGGACTCCTGAAGTTAAAGCAACTCTTCTTGGAAAGATGTCTCCAGAAGCACGTTCTAAAGTTGAAAAAGAAGAATACGCTAGAAATCGTGAAAAACGTGCTGATGAAGACCAAAGATTCCAACGTAATAGAGAAGCTGCTCGTGATAAAGAGTTAACAGATATTTTGGGAGCTATTACTGGAAAAGAATACGCAGACGTCAAAGGTCAGGTTGAGGGTTTAAGAGCATTCTTACCAGACGATAGGATTAAAAGGTTATCTGGTAAAGAGATTCCAAAAGTTTCCTCTACCATTCAATCTGTAGTACAAACAAATGAATTAGCAGATTTGGTTGAAAAACATCCATTATCGGCAGGTATACCATCACAAATTATTAATTCATTTGAAAAGTATTTACCTTCTCGTTACGAAAAAGATGAAGAGGGTGGTGCAAATCAATCTAAAATACTTAGTGATGTTGAAAAAACAATGAAATCTAAAAATGCTTCTCCAGATGAAATTGATTATTCAAGATTAATTGCTAAAAAAGTATTAGATGTAGTTAATGCAAGGGCTTTAGCTGCTTCTGGCGGTGGTCGTTTGTTAATATCAGAACTTAATAGACAATCTGAAGTATTAAAATCATCTGGATTAACTCCAGAATCTGCACCATTTGTTTATAGAGAATTGGCACAAGGTGATTTAACTGCCCTTGAATCTAAATATGGTATTAAACCAGAAGAATTTAAAGGGTTAAGCGGAAAGAAATCTGAAGCTCCTAAATCTCCAGAAACTAAACCTGCACAAACAAAGCCTACTGTACAAGAAGGTCAAACAAGTACATCTAAAAGTGGCAGACCAATTGCATTTCAGGGTGGTCAATGGGTATATACAGACGGAGCTAAATAATGGCATTAGTCCCAAAAGATGATTTGCCAGATACATCAAACGTAGTTCCAGCATCTGATATGGTGGTTCCAGAAGGTGATTTGCCTTCTGTAAAAAAAGAAGAGCCATCATCTAAGTATTCTATAAAAGACATTCTTAAACGAGCTACTGCACTTCCTGAGGCTGTTATTAAGGGCGTTGGTAAGAGAACTGGTCAAGAGATGTCTATGGCTCCTCAAGAGCCTGTTTCAATGTCTCCAGGTGCTCGTGTAGGTCAAGGTCTAACATCTACAGGTGTAGGTGCAACGGTTGGATTATTTGCTCCTAAAGCATTACAAATGATTCCTTATCCACCAGCACAAATGGCTGGTAAGGCAATGGAGTTAATTCCCCCAAGTCAACGTATGTTGGGTGGTGCTATGGGTGGTGCAGCTACCGATGTGGCAACGCAAACTGCAGAAGCCTATGGTGCTCCTACCGCAGTTAAGATGCCATTGCAATTAATGTCTGCCACATTAGGTGATGCGGTTGGTAAGCGTTTAACACAATCATTATTATCACTTACTAAAGCTGGTGTATATGCAGCCAAGGGAAATTTACCATTATCCGCTGCTTATTTTGGAGGTGCTTTTGGTGAATCTCCAGGTCAAAGAGAATACCAAGCCGCTACCAGACAAAAACAAATATTCGGTGCCCCTAAGATTGGTGCTGAAGTTGGTGCTGAAGGCTCTAAATTTCAACAACAAACTCAACAAGACCTTTCTAAGATGGTTGAGGAAAAATATAACGTTAAAGTTCCTTCGAATGAAAGACCTTCTACTGTTCTTAGAAATAAGATGTATGAGGATGTTGGTAGCGTAATTCAACAAGACGTTCAAAGACAAGATGTTGTCAAAGCACAGGTTGATGAACTTAAAAAGAAACTGGCAACCACTAGATTGGTTGAACAAGGCCCAATTAAGGCTCAAATTGCTCAATTAGAATCTGCAGTACCTTCTTCTTTATTCTCTAAGAGTGAAGCATTTTCTGGATTCCAAAGTGAACTTAACACCTTAAAAGAGCGTGGAAGTATCTCTAATGCTGATTACAATGATTTAATCCAAAGACTTAAAACAGATACTAGTAAAAACCCTAGTGTTCGAGGTGCTTATGGAAAGACTGTCGATGAGATTGTTCGTGAATGGCAAGGTTCATTAACTGCCGAAGGTAAGGCTGCATTACCAGCTAGTATCTCTAAAGATGTTCGTTCTAAATTAAGAAATTCATTTAGTCAATGGCAAGAACAAACTGGCATTGGGGCATCTGAAAAGGATTATCGTGCAGCATTTACTGCTGAGAAGACTGCAGAAGCTAAAGACAAAGTTCCATACATTATTTCTAAGTTTGGTAAAGAAGCTGATGCCAAAGAACTATTTATGCAAGCTAATAAAGACCCTGAACTAAAAAGTGTATTGCGTACCTCTATTCGTGAACATTTGCAGAATACCCCTCCTGAAAAATTGACATCTGAGTTTGATAGAATGGAATTAATGCTTAGAAGGTCTGATTTACTGAGTTCAAAAGATGCAGCAAGATATAGAAGTTTGGTTGACCAAGTTGAAAAGTTAAGAAAAGAAGGTAAATCTTCTATTCCTATGGCAACTAGGTTACAAAGGCAATTAATTCGTTCTATGGCAATAACTGCAGGTGAACAAGCAGTTGATACAACTTCTCAAGCAATACAAGGTCAATAATAATGAAAATACTACTTTTAGACCCTGCTGGTGCATTAGTTGACTTTGGTATTCGTTGTATTGCAGAGGGGCACGAAGTTAAACAATGGATTAAGCCACACGGTCAGGAACGTTCTAAAATTGGTAAAGGGCTTATTGACCAAGTGCAGAACTGGCAGATTCATGCCAAACAAGCAGACCTCATCGTATTATCGGATAACGCTTTTCAAATGCGTGAACTAGAAAAGTTTCATGAAGAGGGTTACCCAATTATCGGTACTAATATGCTTGGTGCCAAGATGGAACTAGACCGTGATTATGGTCAAGACATTATGAAAAAGGCAGGACTTGCAGTTATCCCTTCATTTGAATTTAAGGACT